CCTTATTTAGACCGGATATAACGGGCGGGAGAAACACCTTTAAAGTTAAACAATCTGATCCGGAACTATATAAAGTCTTATTAACCACTGTACGTAATGTGATGGAAGCAAATAAAAATCACGGACTATTAATCCGTGAGATTATGACAACACGTAACGTCCCTGCATCGATCGCCAGATTGCCAGACACTATCCGTCGAGTATCACTCGTTTCAGATACTGATTCTACAATGGCAACTACGCAGCGTTGGGCTGAATGGTACTGTGGTGAAATGACAGGACTTGTCGCCGATCGTGTGGCAGATACAATGGTGTATATAGCAACCCAAAATATTGCTCACATGATGGCACGCATGTCGACACAGATGGGTGTGGAAGAACAATACGTACGTCGCTACTCAATGAAGAATGAATTTAAGTTCTCAGCGTTTGCACTTACATATAAAGCAAAACATTACTTCTCACTTATCACATCGCAGGAAGGTACACTATTTGACGATCCAGAGCTAGAAGTTAAAGGTGTTGCTTTACGTACATCTAACATACCTCCGGTAATAATGAAGGAGTTCAGACAAACGATAACAGACCTGAGCCGTTCCGTAATGGATGGCGAGAAATTACATATCCTACCGCTACTAGATCGTATCGCTGAAATAGAACATTCTATTGTTCATTCGGTACATAGTGGTAACTTCCAATATTTGAAGACCGGACAAATAAAAGAAGCGGAAGCGTATACGAAGCCAGAGTCATCTAGTTTCGCATACAGTGAATGGTGGGAGACGACTTTTGCACCTAAGTACGGTGACGCGGGTAAGCCTCCATATGCTGTTGTTAAGATATCGGTAGACCTAGGTAATAAGACTATGATAAACAAATGGATAGACGGGATGAAAGATCGCGATCTAGCCAAACGTATTAAGGATTTCCACACTAGGAATCCAAAACGTAAGTTCACACAGTTACTCTTACCTGAGTCTATAGTGTCTAATAAAAGTATACCAAAAGAAATACTTGATATAGCAGACTACCGTCGAATTATATTCTCTTCAGTAGAGCCTTATTACCACGTACTTGAGTGTTTCGATATCATGATGATAGATAAGAAGCGATGTCGTATGGTATCTGATTATTATGGCGAACCTATAGTGACTGATGCTGAAATATCAGAATAATAACATATAGTATGTATAAAACACTTTGCTAGTAATGCTAGCAATACTTCTATGTGTGTTCTGTTTATTTCAACGCGTCGGTAAGCTCTAATAGTTCCTCTAATTCATCTATTAACCATACTGATACATCCTTAGGTAACTTATCTAAAGTTCGTGTACCAATAAATGCTTTTAGCTCTCTATTGATTTGACCAACAACCTTCTGGTCTATCTTTGAACCTGATCCAGCATTTATAGTCAGCGCGTATCTGATATAAGGAATACGTGTAGCGAGTGTAAACCATTCTAACTGTCGCGTCTGTATACCGCCAAGGCCATGCGTTAAATCAAGTGCCGAGTCATTAAAGAATGACGGTGTAGTATACAGTGTGCCACCTATGGTGTGGCCTTTACCATATAACATGTTTATAATCTTAACATTTGATTTATTCAAATGGTCGGATAATGAGGGTGTAGGATATAGTCGTACGGTATCATCATTACGTAATGGCTTCCCTATGACACGGTAATTATGCATATTAAATAAGGAGATGTCCATGTAGGATTTTAAACTATTAAACAGCGGATATTTCGCTAGGAAATTATAAACGTTCTCCTCAACCTGATTGAGGTCACGCCATTTACGCCACTGTATAAATTGATACGCTAACATCACTACATTAATCTTTATAAACGCAAAAACATTATCATCCTGATTAGTACCAACAACAAAGTTGACATTGGTATTAGTATGGTATAAATATTCAATCGGAGAGAGTTCACTCCAACTGGACTCATCAAACCTGTCGTAAACAAATACGATGGATTCACTACCACCATTAATAAAGTTATTATAGAAATTCTTACCGTAACTATTAAAGGATGTAACCTGTAGACTATTAGCTAGCTTACGACCTGCATCCTTTACCTGATACTGTAATGTATTTAAATCCGTATTACTACTAAGTCCCAGTCCTGACAATATCTTTATAAGAATATTATTAGGTTTAACATGGGATGCGCTTGTTAGATATCGTTCTCTAATAAGTTTATGGTTTTTTATTACGGTATCGTGTATTAATATGAAGGAAGGGTCTGTGACTCTCCCTTTAGCCTTGGCTAAACTGTCGTTAAATATGTCAAGCATTATTACTACCCCTATTCTAAAACTTTTTAAGTATATTTCATTCAAGTGAGATACTAATAATAAATGGTATCAGGCACTTTATTTTACTAACTACATAGGAATAACAATCATGGCTTTCGAAAAACCTACAACAAACAAGCGCCCTCAACAAGAAGAGCAAGTTGAGAAACAACAAGCACAGCCTGAACGTAAGGTTCATCCACGTGTAAGTCGTCAGTGGACACCTGGTGTTACTGAGCAAGGTCGTGCAGCACAATTCTGTAAAATGATTCGTACGCACAAAGAAAACAACCCAACGTTCTCAGCTATCGTTAAAGAACCTGATGCTGAATTGGCACAATCGTTAAGTAGTGCACACGGCTTCGTAGTTTACGCTGACCGCATCGATAACGATTTATTCTGGCACTTAATTGTATTCGAATCAGACATCAAACCTGTCCGTACTGAAAACAAGAAAGTGTTTAACCGTGGTGGTCGTAACCGTAACGATGAAGATGAAGTAATGGAGTTCAGCACAACAACTGACTCTATTGACGAAATCTTAGTTGATACTATCGGCAAGTGGGTAGAAGATAACATTCGTGTTGACGGTGAATACTTATTTACCAATGCAACAGTTATCCCTGCTGAGTTAGATTTAGATGCAGCAAACGTTGCAGAGTTAATCGCTTTTGATAGTGAAGATAGTAACGTACTTATCTCTGATACAGATGAACCGTTCACTGCTGACCTATTGCGTAAGAACTCACAGTTACGTTGTAAACTGGACTTCAATCCAACTACTACTGCACTAGACCTAACAGGTTTACCACTACGTTCGGACTTCCAACTTAATATCGAAGAACGCTTCCGTGAAAACACAAGCAACATCTTGTTAGCTAAAAATGGTACACGTTCTATCGTTAGTGCTACAGGTTTCGTAAATGCACGTTGGGTTGGCCACGACCAGTCATTTGACCGCATCCGTAATTCAGAAGATTTCAACCCAGCATGTTACGTGCCAGAAGTTGTTGCTACTGAAGTTAACCCGTACTACCCAGATGTAACTGGTGGTAACTTCGAACGCTTCTTCTTAGCGATTGCGTCATTACCGTACCTTAAAGACGGTGATGCATGGATGAAACAATTCGAATCATCTCTACACGCTACAAGTAAAGTGTCTGGTTTAGCGTACGGTATGGACTGGCCTGAAGGTATTCCAGAAGATTTAACATTGGTTGATGAAGACCCTAACGAGTCTGAAAACTGGTTGAACAAAGTCTTCCATGCAACTGATACTGGTCAAATCCCAGTTGACTTTGCACTACTTATTAAAGAAGGCGGTATCGGTTACACTACTAGTAAATTACTATTAGACGTAGCAGACAATGTACCGTCAGCAATTAGTAAAGTAGTTAATGTATTGGACAACCTAACTGGTCAATTCAATTACGACATCAAGTCAGCATCAGATATCGTGGCTGGACAAGTACGTGTTCCGACAGGTTACTACCGTTCTGCAAATGGTATCCGCCCGATTGAAGACCTAGATACAATGTTCGTATTCAATCAGTTAAAAGATAACCATCCTGATCTACTTGAATCTTACATCGAGTGTACTCAAATCGAAGACCGTCGTTACGATGCTGATACAGCAATGACTAAAATGATTAAAGTGCTACAACATGTTGTAGGTGGTGAATTCATCCTTAAAGGTTTCGCAACTAAACTTTACATTGAACCTGATTTCTTGATGGCTATTGCTGTTGATGTACAATCAGACAATGCTGGTTTAGCAATGGAACTAGATTCTACGATTGATAATGGCTTACGCCAAACTCGCCGTCGTGGATTCACAGGACGTTCACACGGTATCACTGTATCGCCATTCCAACGTCGTCGTGACACGTTCTCTGGTGCATCACGTGGTGGCTACCGTACTAAATACAGTAACTAACATTAATCAATTAACTAGGGAGCATTAGCTCCTTAGTTTTTTTTAGTTTTTAGAATTATTACATTACATAGGAGATTAATAATTATGATCGGAAAAACAGGCGAACTCGGTATGCCACGTCCTGATTATATAGATAATGGAGTAAGTCTTGATATATTTTCAATAGAAGATGATTTCAGCAGTCTAAAGACAACGCCGATTATTATAAATGATGTAGCTGATAAGTTCAGTATTGGCCGCACAGTAGATGTCATTAATGATTTGATACGC